ATGACCAACCCTCATATCAAAGTTAACACCAAGTGCTTCACTTAATACAGATGGTAATGCATTCTTATCTAATGTCTCATGCTTACCTTCAATAATATTAATAGAATCCATGATTGCCAAATAGATTGCTCTATCTTGACACCATTTCTCTGTCTTCTCAACTAACCACTCTTGTGTTTGCTCTGTATCTTGTTTACTTAATTCAGGTATAAGAGCAAGAGAATCTGATGTGATCTTAGGATTATTCTTTAACTCAATGGTTAAAGCATCAGCACTTGGTAGCTTATTAAACTTATTAACAAACCCAACGATCTCATTAAATACTGATCTGTGTGGGTCTTCAAAGTATATAGTTTTCAAATGAGGAATCACCGTTCTGGTGAAATCCTCATTGAGCATTAGATTACGTAAGATTAATGTTTCTATCTGCATCAAATATCCATATCTTCAGGATCTGCCTGCTTAATCATATCAGCATGACCTACTTCATATCGCTTCTTAAGAAAAGCTTTGAAGTCTGTACTAGCAAATATTGGTCTCCAGAATTCTTCTTTTAATGTTTCGCTTAATCGAACCTTTTTGTCTTCTACTTCACCAGTAGATTGATCGACTTTAGAGTACCAACCATTTTGAGGTTTAACAACATAATTGCCTTCCATTGCTATATCTAATAAACCAGAGTATGTTTCAATACCACCTTCCCATGTAACTGAGATAGGAATCTTAGACTTCTCACGGACAAACCTTGATTTTTCTACATTAATGACAAAGTTATATCCCATAATTTCTGTTCCCTTCTTCTCTTGCTGACGTCCGATGATCCAGATATTATCTGAGGAGTAGTAAATACCTGTACCACCGGAAACGACTGCTTTAGGGAATAAGCCGATTTCTTGATATGTATGGTTCACTGCTAACAATGGAATATCTCTCAATGTTAGATAGGGTGTTGTCATCCTAAATAAACCTTTGAGGGCTTTCGCTCTCGACATATCTGCTACTGACTTTTCATTCATAGCATCTTCAAGCTCCTTCTTCGAAGCAAGATTTCCAACAGAGTCAATCATAATAATGACTTTGTCGGTGCGTTCGATATTCTCTAATTGATTTATTAGATCAAACTTCAACTCTTCTACATTAGTAATGGGACTATGTAGTACACGTGAAGTGTCAATACCGAACGACTTAAAATATTGTTGCGGGCTACCAAACTCTGAATCATAAAACAACAGGACAGCGTCTTCATACTTATCTAAGTATGCTGCTGCCATGAGCAAGCCAAACGAAGTCTTAAAGTGCTTCGACGGTCCTGCTAAGACTGTTAAACCAGAACTCAGACCTCCGTCTGGATCACCTGATAACGCAACGTTAATCATAGGAACAGGTGTAGTCACCATATCCTTATTACTAAATAATTTACTCTTATCTAGTTGTGAGGACTCTTTAATCCTCGAATTCTTTTGAAGCTTATCCATTATGCCCATATTTTTTCTCCTCGTATAGTTAATTTAATAGGTATATTATATCATAAAATCTGTTAAAAGTACATGCTCTTCACCGAAGTCTTTTCGTCTATAAACTTCTGGAGATATATGTACTGAGCTCGTGCTTTCCATCTTTGTCTTTGCAAATTGCTCTGGATCCATGCATTTCCATTCTTCTGGCCACATAACTTTATTCATGCTTATCATATCCATGGTCTCTTCGATTCTTTGTAGCATCATTACTCTTTCATATCGTGTACCCCAAAATGGTTGATTTTTATAGTAACCAGTTTTTGGCAATCTTCTACCTTCAAACTCAATAGGCCATGGAACAGAATACTCAACTGGAATTGGCAAACTATCTCCAAACTTTTTAAGCTTTATCCACATATCTCTTGGATCTATATTTAATCTACATAGATGATGTCTTACATCTATATTGCCAAAGACTAATGTGATACCTTGTAAGTTACTACATTTAGCCATATGATCTTTGACATATTGAAAGTTAGATTGAATTTGTCCATTCAATGTAAGGCCATCAGTCTTAATAACCATACTATCATGTGGAGCAAATGCTGCTGTATGAGAATCGCCAATCGTTAACCAATTTGTGTTAAGATCAGTGGATAGTAATGTTTGTGCAGTATCGCATTTGGCTTGAACACGTGTGCACCATTCTTTATCCTCTACATCTTTTCTCTTGGCTAGCATGTTACCATACTCAGGCATATCTATATCAAGCGAATAAACTTTATCAGCTGCTAAAAAATTATCTACTCTTTGTTTGAGCTTCTCATCAAATCCACCGAACAGATTAAGACCACCGCCAAAGTTTACACCATGGTCCAAGTATAATATCTCAACAGGATCAGCATCATGGTTAATACCTACCTTTAAATTCTCTGCCCATGTACGTGCCCAACCATATCCATGGCTGTTCTTCTTACGTGGTATCTTATTAAATGTTCCTGTAATCATAAATCTTTATCCCATTTTCTATAGCTATCAGTTGTTTCATATAGTGTATCATCATATAATTCTGGTTCTTTACCTACATTCCAAAATAATATATCTTGACTAGAATATTTTGGAATATATTTCCATACCTTACCATCATAAGTATCTATGTTTGGAAATGGTGGTAAGTTCTCTTTACTCTCATGAGCCGTGAAAGCCCGTGGCTCAGATATAACTTCTGCTCTACCTAATTCACCAGCCTTCATGTTTCTACTAACAGCAACTGAAACAAATCTTGCATTTGGCCAAGCTATCTGTAATGAACGTGTTAATACACCAGTCGAAGTAGCAACATAAACTACATCAGGTTCTTTTATTTGTGATGCAACTTTAACCATTCCTGCTGTAACCATTCTGTGTTTTAATCCTAATGGCACAAAGAATGCATTTTCTTTCTGATCAGCCCATTCCTTTGCTATCTTATTTAGATTAGGCATAGCTGCAATACGATGGAAGGATGCTTCTGCTCCTTGTTCTATACAACATGCTTGATGATGTGATATTCTTTTAGATGATGGCATAAACAATCTTACTGCTTTATTATGTCTCTTTGCTACATCTAATATACTTACACCAGCCAAACCAGTCCTTGGTTGAACATAAACTATTGTGTCAATATGCTTTGGAAGAGAACTGATAAGACAATCTCCACCACGAACTTTAGATCCAACTAAATCATCGTCTCTTACAACACGAATACCTTCATGCTCAACAATACGTGGAGCTGGATTAGGATCAGTCCAAAACTGTGCAAGATCTAAATAATAATTCTTTGCTTCATCAGGTTGCATCATACCAACATCGATATTGAAACCATCTTCTATATGTTTATTATGTGGCAAGTCTAAACTCCTTTGGAAATATCCAATCTCTTGGTATTCTTTTCGTAGGCCTTTTCTCACCATGAGTAATAGCCATATGTTTATAAAAGAAACATGTTTTATCTTCTACGTTTAACCATTTTTGTGACATCATAGGATTACGAGAATCTTCTACTAATTCAGTCATCTGTTCAATCCATAATTCACCATGTTTATTCGTAGGAATGAATTCACCATTCTCACCAATATCATATTTAACTTTACCATTTAGGTTTTTACCACCAAATATTTGATGCATACCATCAAAATGCCCAGTACCACCAAACAATACACTTTCAGGATCACACAGATCTGGCCATGTCATTGCAATATATCTTGCAAAGTTTTTACATGGATACATAGGTGCTCTAAAGCCATGTTCTTCCATGAAGTAATTGCAAAACTCTTTAGCTAACTCCATCATTGTCCATCTTTTATCTTGGTCTAATACATGTGCCATATCTTCTGCACATTTATAAGGTACATCTACTAACCAATCTTTGACCTTCGTGCCTTTAGGATAATATATTTGAAATAAGTCTGAACGTGCATGACGATGGCTTTCAAATCTTTCACGTAAACCTTCTCTACCATGGTCATATAATGTTTTAAATGTTAACCAATGTTCATTGCTAAAAGAGAATGCCATTGTAAACCATATCTTGTCGAACGAAGATGTTTCTTTACCTTGAAAGAAATATGCATATGGATGTTCATGCCAATGTAAACGATGTGAGAAGATTTGGAAATCATCTTTTAATAAATCATCTTCTCTCGTATCAAACTTATCACAAAACTCAAAGAACTTTAATTTTCTTTGGTCTAATGTATAGTCTTGCATCCATGTATCTGTAGGTTTCTTTTTAGCATTCAATTCTACAGCTGTAGTATTTGGATATACTATATTATTTGGATTATGAAACAGCATTAAATTGGTAATATATTATTAAGTTCTGGTGGTTCACCCTGTCTTTGTCTCCAACCTGATTCCCAACCACTGTTATTAGATAGATCATTTGGAATATGGTCAAATGTACCATTACCTCGAGGTACATAATTCTGACCAAACCTTACGAAGTCACACATAACATCTTCAAGATCTTTAGGTTTGCCACCTGTTCTTTCTCTTAATAAGTCCATAAACTCATCTGAAGAATAACCTGATGACAACTTTTGCATACAACGTACAGCATTATTACCTAAATAACAATGCGAATCTACATCTACTGCTGTAGGATAATAGTCTGAGCAATCCATAGAGAATGCTGCATATTGGAAATTAAACTTTCTATGACCTGCTGATTTATTATATGTATTTAAATAGTCTACAATTTCTTTATGACCTTTCATTTCTCTGCCATCTATCTTTTCGTATAATAACCAATCAGTAAATTTATAAATTAATTGTGGTAATTCCTTTGTCAGAAAGTCTACATTCGTTGTACCTTTCTTTGGTGCTGGAGGTTGGTTACCAATAGATGTAAAGATTGGCTGATTAGCTTTCATTTTTACTAAGTCTTCGCACATTTCTTTTATACCTAATTTACCAAACTGTGTACCCCAATATTGTATAATATTATTACGATATCCATGGTCATTTTCAAATGATGCACCAGAACCTGTAATACGATGACACATAAACACAAAAAACCATGTAGATAAACCCCATGTGATATCATTGTTTACTTTATTAATATCTTTACGACGACTATCATGCCATCTGGATTTAGGAGTCTCTGAACCAAATTTTAAATCTTGCAATACATTCTGAAAGCCAGCTGCATTTCTTGTATAACAATCATATATGTCAATCTTTTGCATTAAAGGATCATCAATGATTTTGTTTGCTTCAGGACCTTCGTAATCTAATTGACCCCAATTGACATTATCTTGTAACCATTTTGCACGTGGATAATAGTAATCACACAGTACATCTATAGCTTCTTCATTTAACCATTTCTTCATGATGGTGGCATTTTTGGTTTAACTAAATCAAAATGCTTTTCGTATACATGTAAGTTTTGTACTTGCCAAATCATGTCACCTGGTTCTACATCAAGATCGTTAGCTAAATTCATTAGCATGTATTGTTGCCATGCATAATCATTTTTATAACCATACACTACATCATTAGATCTCATTGAGACTGAGCAATGTAGTTTACCTTTACGAATATAATAAGCAACTGAATTAGTGCATATAAAATCATTACAACCATCAATATGATATTCTGACCATATAGATGGTCTTTGGTAAATCATAACAGCTCTACGAGAATCTGGAGTTTCTTTTAATTCACCTAAAACATGAGAGTATTGGCTACCATTTTCTTCATGACCAACTAAATAACCATAATTTGAGTGAATATAACCACGCTCTGATGCTGCATATTTCCATGCTGCTGGTGGTTCTTTACCAGAATGTTCACCATATATATCGTTAATATTTAAAGATTGCGATAGATACCAAGCAATTTCTGCTTGTATATATTCTACATTAGGTGTACCAAATATTGCAGGTTC